TGGGCGCGCGCGCCCCCGCCGGCCGCGGGGGGGGGATCCTGTCCGGCACTTGGAAGCCGGGGAAATGCGTCCATTTTACGCTGTGTGAGCGCGGAAAGGTGCGGCCCATCGATGCGCCGCACATCACAGACCGGCAAGTCCACAAGACCCTCTGCAGCGAGGTATTGATCCCGCTGTATAACCCCAGCATGATCTTCGATAACGGGGCCAGCCAACGGAATAAAGGGTTGCATTGGCATTTCCAACGGCTGAAGGAGCATCTGCACTGGCATTATCGCCGGTATGGACGCACCGGAGCCATGGGCCTCGTAGATCTCAAAGCATTCTTCCCAGGCGCACCCCGCCAGGCTCTTTACCAGAGGCACCAGCTGCTGATCCCCGACCCGGCCCTCCGCCGAGTGGCGGATACTGTGGTGGATTACGCCCCCAGCACTGCACCGGGCCGGGGGATGCCGCTGGGCGTTGAGCCATCCCAGCAGGAGATGGTGGCCCTCCCAAGCGCCGTGGATAATTGGCTGAAGTGTCAGGTGGGTGTCCACTGCGCCGGGCACTACATGGATGACTATTACATCATCATGCCCGATGTGGAGCAGCTGAAAGCTGTGATCCGGGAGATGGTGCGGCGGTTTGAGACTATGGGGATCCGGGTGAACAAGCGTAAGTGCAAGATCATCCCCCTGACAAAGTCTTTCCGCTGGTGCAAGGCCCGGTTTACACTGACGGAGACTGGCAAGGTTAAGGTCAATGGCAGCCGGGACGGGATCAAACGAGCCAGACGAAAGCTGAAGCTGTTTCACCAGGAATTTATGGCTGGGAAGCGGCCCTTTTCAGAGGTGGAGCAGTACATGGAGTGCCAGAGCGCATATTACCGCAACTTCAACGACCACGGACGGCTGCTCCGCTTGCGGCGGCTTTATCATGCGATCTTTTTTGGAGGTGCAAAATGTATAAAATCATAAAGGATGGAACAACCATCGGCTTGACCGAGTTCCTCACCTATATTAAGCAGCATGATAATGGCTGCTTCGTTCTTTGCCCGGAGCCGGAGGCTTCGGGCATTGCCTTTGACGGAAAGGTTTATCACTTGCTGGGGCGAGAGGCTCTGGAAGGGGTATCCACCATTATGTTGGAGGAAGTTGATGCGGGTAGTGAGATCACCAAAGCTAAGGAAACGAATGGTATTGTGTTTGTGACGCTTGCTGAGGCAGGAAGTATCGATGATGCTACAGCGGCTGAACACGCTGATCTGTTTGCAGAGTGGGCCTACCCGGTGGCCTACAAGGTGGGACAGATCAGGAGGTATAATGGTGCGCTTTATAAGTGTGTTCAGGATCATACCTCACAGGCTGAATGGACACCAGACACAGCTTCCAGCTTGTGGGCAGGCACATCCGATCCCGCAGAGGAATGGCCAGCCTGGAGCCAGCCTGTGGGCGCACATGACGCTTATAGTTCGGGAGCGAAGGTAAGTCACAATGGGAAGCACTGGATCAGCAGCGTGGATAATAATGTGTGGGAACCCGGTGTGTATGGATGGACGGAGCAGGAGGAATAAGTGTGGTAGAACACAGCAGTTATATTGCAAGGAAACGCGCCCGCTTCAGTGCCTTCGGTATCCCGATAAATATCCCGTGGGGCACTCATTTGACGGCGCAGGAGGGCTTTATCTACCTGGGAGAGCAGCCGCTCTGCACTGTCACCAGCCAGATTGCTTTCGATTATTTCACCCAGGATGATGATGGAAAGGGCCAGGAGCGGGGAGTCTTGCTGGAGTCTATTATTGCCCGTCTGCGCCCTAAGAATGAGCGAGATGATTGTCAGCGCCGTTGGGACTGCGTGTGGGGCGATCCGCTGTGCCAAAAGTACAGAAGGCCGGAGCATGAGGATTTCTGGCTCTGGAACTATGAGTTTTTCAATGCGCCGGTGGAGGATTTGCGGCATATCGCCAATCTGATCGGCGCGAAGTGATATGAAAAAGGCTGCTCATGGAGCGGCCTTTTTATATTGCCTACGGAAAGGGGGTGGGGCCTATGCCCTGCTGAATATCCGCCCAAAGGAGGTTCCTGCCGCTCCTTTGGGCGGGCTTTTTTGTCCCTTTAAATCGCATTTGAGAACCTATTTTATTCGAGGAGGATTACACTATGTTTGACATCACCGTGATTATTGAGGCCGTCTTTGCACTGCTGGCGGCCATCATCACCGCCATTGTTATCCCCTATATCAAGAGCAAGACCACGGCCTCCCAGCAGGCTGAGATCAATGCCTGGGTGAAGATCGCCGTCACCGCTGCCGAGCAGATCTACACCGGCTCCGGCAGGGGCGAGGAGAAGAAAGCCTATGTGCTGAACTGGCTCCAGGAGCATGGCATTACCGTTGATGCTGAAAAGCTGGATGCGCTGATTGAGGCCGCCGTACATGATCTGACAAACAATGGCTTGATCGCCATCGAGCAGGGTGTCGTTGTGGGGGAGGATGATGGCCATGAGGCCGGTTGAGAGACTGCTGGCCACTGCCAGGGCTGAGATTGGCTACATCGAGAAGGATACCAACGCCCAGCTCGATGACAAGACGGCCAACGCTGGGGACGGGAACTGGAACAAGTACGCTCGTGACCTGGATGCCTTGGGCGTGGTCTACAACGGCAAGAAGAATGGCTATGCCTGGTGTGACGTCTTCACCGACTGGTGCTTCATCCAGACCTTCGGCCTGGAGCTGGGCCTGAAGCTGCTCTGTCAGGCTAAGAAAGGTGTGGGAGCCGGGTGTTCAGGCTCCGCCAACTACTACAAGCAGAAGGGCCAGTTTCACACCAGCGGCCCACAGCCTGGCGACCAGATCTTCTTCACAAATGACGGCGGCAAGACCATGTATCATACCGGCATCGTAGAGAAGGTGGCTGGAGGCCGGGTTTACACCATTGAGGGCAATACCAGTTCCGCAGCGGGTGTCGTGGAGAACGGCGGCTGTGTCCGAGACAAGAGCTATGCCCTGACCTACAGCAAGATTGGCGGTTATGGCCGCCCCGACTTTTCCATCGTACCAGAGGAGGATGACGATATGGATCAGAACAAGTTCAATGAGATGTTCAAGGTCGCTATGACCGCGCACCAGAAGGAGCTGCAGGATAATGACTGCGGCGAGTGGAGCCGGGAGGCCAGGGAGTGGGCTATCCGTGTGGGCCTGTTCGCCGGTAACGGCACCACTGCAGATGGCCAGCCTAACTATATGTGGGCCAGCCCTCTGACCCGCGAGCAGGCCGCTCAGCTCTTCTACCGCTTCGCCCAGGATCATGGGCTGGCGTGATGAGCGGCGGGAAACGCCTCGCCGGGAGTAAAACGGCGAAAAAGCCAGACCTCTCCCAATTCTCCAAGTGGATGATTGCCGACATTCGCCCACTATTGTGGGTAGTAACAGTAGGTGGCCTTTTACTGGCCGCCTACTGTATCCGCGTCGGCTACACCGGCTCTTTGCCATGGATCTCCGCCATGGTGGGGCTTCCCTGGACAGCCCACGGTGTGGTATGCAGTTTCTATCTCAATATGGCGAAATCAGATCACACCGAAGGTGGAATCACATTTGAAAAAGCCAAAGCAAACGGCTTCCAGGAAACCGAACCCATAGGCAGCACAGATAGCCCTGCAATCTAAAGCCCTGCAGCCCCAAGCTGCAGGGCTGTTCCATAGCTCATCCGAGGATTGTGCCCCTTTAATAATTGAAAAGGATGAATGCTATGGAAAGTTTCATCGGCTGGATCGGCGGCAAGCGTATGCTCCGCAAGGCCATTTTAGAGCGGTTCCCCACCGATGAGGTAGGGCGCTATATAGAGGTATTCGGCGGCGCGGCTTGGGTGCTTTTCGCCAAGGAGAAGAAAGCAAACCAGCTGGAGGTCTACAACGACATCAACAGCAACCTGGTGAACCTCTTCCGCTGTGTGAAGTACCATTGCGGGGAACTGCAGCGCGAGATGGAGTGGATGCTTACCTCACGGGAGCAGTTCTTTGATTGCCTCGCGCAGGGACAGGGACGCGGCCTGACGGACATTCAGCGGGCGGCCCGCTTCTTCTATACGGTCAAGATCAGCTTCGGCTGTGACAACCGCACCTACGCCACCAGCTCCAAGCAGGTCGACAACGCCGTGGAGTACCTGGAGAAGGTGCGGGAACGGCTCCGGGGAGTGAACATCGAGAACAAGGACTTCGCTGACCTTATCAAGGTCTACGACAGGCCAACGGCTCTGTTCTACCTCGACCCGCCCTATGTGAATACCGAGAAGTATTATGACAGCCCTTTCAGCGCCCAGGATCACCACCGTTTAAGAGAGGTTTTAAGCCAAGTAAAAGGCCGTTTTATCCTCTCCTACAATGACCATCCTTTGATTCGAGAGCTGTATGCAGATTACCGTATCGAGGGCATCACTCGAACCACGACTCTGGCTGGGAAGGGAAATAACCAGACCCAGTATGCGGAGTTGATTATCCGTAACTTCTAACAAAGTTCGTTAAATTATCACGCTTCGAGTGATTTCATCACAAACCGCCCTAAAACACCCCTTTTCTCTGGTAATATATCCCTAAAGGGGCATTTGTGATGATAAAGAATCACCTATCTCGAATCCTCGGAGAGCGCAGATGGACACGCGCAAAACTTGCCCGGCTGACCGGCATTCGCCCTTCTACCATCGGTGACCTATACAACGAGATGGCAGACCGGGTGTCTTTCGATCAGCTGGACAGGATTTGCGAGGTCTTGGACTGCAGTATTTCTGACCTGCTGGAATACATACCGAACCAGCAGCGCAGGACTGGTAAAGACCTGATCCTGGAGGAACACGGAAACCGCAAGAAAAAACAGCCTTAAATCTGAGTAAAGAAACGGCGCTTAAGAGGTTACTTAAAACCCTTTTAAGCGCCGTTTCTTTTTTGCAGATTGTTTGAAAAATTTTCGCAGCTTGTTTGCAAAGCAACAACCCGCATGAATACCTGTATCAGATCACGATATTTACAGGTCTAAGGCAGGGGGAAGTGCTGGGGCTCACCTGGGACTGTCTTAACATGGAGCGTGGGACGCTGCTGGTCAAGCAACAGCTTCGCCGGGAACAGCAGAAGGGCGGACAGTATTATTTTTCCACGACCAAAAACAGCAGGAGCCGTGTGCTGACACTGGCCCCCTCTGTGGTTCGGCTGTTCCACCTGCAAAAAATCAAGCAGAACGGTATGCGGACTAAGGCCGGGGAACTCTGGCAGGAAACCGGCTTGATCTTTACTAATGAGGTCGGTAGTCGTCTGTCCTACCGTACTGCGTATGACTGTTTCAAGCGGGTCGTGGCAAAAATCGGCGCACCGGACACCCGGTTCCATGATTTGCGGCATACCTATGCGGTTATGGCAATTCAGAGTGGGGATGACATCAAGACGGTGCAGGAAAACCTGGGCCACGCCACCGCTTCCTTTACTCTGGATGTGTACGGCCATGTGACGGCCCAAATGAAACAAGCCAGCGCAGATAGGATGGAAAAATTCATCCAAATTGTGTCTGCCTGACCGAGTATCGCGCAATAAGGGTAAAATAAGGGTAACAGCCTTTTCAGGAAAAGGAAAAACCCTTGAAACTACTGAGTTTCAAGGGTTTTTAGTGGTGGACGATACAGGACTCGAACCTGTGACCCCCTGCACGTCAAGCAGGTGCTCTAGCCAGCTGAGCTAATCGTCCGAAGCGGAACGTGTATATGATACACAACCAAGCCGCTTTTGTCAACACCTTTCTTGAACTTTTTTATTTTTTTTGTTATACTGCTCTCAAATCCATTCA